GTGAATATGGCGCTGATGCTGGTGAACCTGATACTATGTTTGTATTACCGGGAAAAACTCGTAAACTTGGAACGAAGAATCCTGGTCAAAAAGATGATGTGTGGTTTGTGAATGGTGGTTATGTTCAAATGCATTTTCCGGTTGCTGATGTGATTGTCTCACCAGATGCAAAGGGGTCATCTGATTATTACCAATACTCATCCAAACGAAATATTCGTAATAATACTGATTTGGAAATTCCACCTGTAAGTGATGACTTCACGACCGCTAAACAAGGTAGAAAGGAGTTAGATGTTCAAGACTTAAAAAAAGAACACGCCATTAATCTTGGATATGAAATCATAGAGTATATGATGGGCCACTTACCGCTATCAGAAAATATCCATACCACAGCTTATTCTTTGGGAAATTCGTTCATGAAATTTTTAGATGAAGACTTATTTGGCACATCAATGAAATTGAAACAACATGAAACTTTAATGGTTAAATCTGTTGTTGCTTTTATGATGGACAAATATGGTTTTAACGCGAAAATTATAGTAAAGAAAAAAGAAAAAGTTGGATTGATAGGTGATATATCTTTGAGTTCCACATCAGTAGATGGTAATAAATTTTATTTAAACTTTAATCCTAATCAATCATATCAGAGAATAATTCAAACAATGATACATGAATTAACTCATGTCAAACAGGTTTGTAAAAAAGAATTATTACCAAATAAAGATTACACTGCAATATTGTGGAAAGGTAAGGAATATATAACTGCAAAAGATTATGGTAAGTTAATGAAATCCAATCCTGCTGAATATATGAAACTACCTTGGGAAGTTGAAGCCGTTTCAAATATGAAAACTTTATATTCTCAATTTATAAAATCAAAATATTGGCTAGACTTAAAAGGTAAAGATGCTACATTAGATTATATTATCAATACAAACGAAAACGTATTAAAAGAAACTTTATTGGATGAAGATATAAACGTACCAATTAGTGTTGGTGATACTGTACTTGGTGGTAAGTTTAAAAACAAAAGAATAGTAGTTAAGTCTATAGGTAAAAATGAAAAGGGAGATATTACAATCAACGGAAAGCCCTTACTGAAGTTTAGAATTATTGATAAACTCGATGAGGGTATGTTGATGGAAGGTGGTGCTTATGGACACATGGCTCATCCATTTGATACTGAAATGAATCTTACCTTTGGTGACCTAAAACAAATCATCCATGGTGCTCTAAATGGTGAGTTAGAACTTGCCAGAGAAAAGACCGATGGACAAGCACTTGCCATTTCGTGGAGAGATGATAAAGGTGGATTAATTGCTGCTAGAAATAAAGGTCATCTTGCCAATCGTGGTGAAAAAGCACTTGATATTAGTGGTGTTGCGAGTAAGTTCCAAGGTCGTGGTGGTCTCACGGATGCTTACAACTTTGCAATGAAAGACCTAACGTCAGCTATCAAAAGTTTATCAAAAGCTCAACGTGACAAGATATTCAAACAAGGTGCAAAATTTATGAACCTTGAAGTAATCTGGCCAACATCCGTAAACGTAATCCCATACGGTCAGCCGTTATTGGTATTCCACAATACAACGGAATATAATGAGGATGGTGTTGCTATTGGAGCTGAACAAAGTGATGCAAAGATTCTTGCCGGTATGATTAAACAAGTAAATGCTGATGTACAATCACAATATACTATTCAAGGTCCACCAATTCAACAATTACCAAAGTCACAAAAGTTATCTTCATTGAAATCAAAGTTTGATGGTCAGTTAGGTAAACTTCAAAAGCAATTTAATTTAAAAGACACAGATGGTGTTGCTGAATACCATCAAAGATGGTGGGAAAATTACGTTGATACGAAATCACCATCTACAATTGACAATAAAACCAAGATGGGTCTTGTTAAGAGATGGGCGTTCTATGATAAGTCGTTTAGATTAGACAACAAAAACATCACCGACCCTAAAGTATTAGCTTGGGCTCAAGGTGTGGACAAAAATGACCACGCTAAAATTGCAAAAGATAATATTAGACCATTTGAAGATATATTCTTGGGGGTTGGTGCTGAAGTATTATCATTTATGTCATCAGTATTGACTGTAAATCCAGACACGGCAGTTCGTAATATGAAAGACCGACTTGACCAAACAATCAAAGACGTTCAAAAGTTAGGTGACCCTAAAAAGATTTCTAAATTGAGATTGGAATTGGAAAGACTTGCTGCTATTGGCGGTAAAGACAAAATTGTACCTAACGAGGGTATTGTATTTGTATACAAGGGTCAAACTTATAAGTTAACGGGAACATTCGCTCCGTTAAATCAAATACTTGGTCTTTTCTACGAATAATTTTATATTTATATACTGAAACAAAAAAAAAGTTATGGCATCTGATAAATTAAGAAATGTTAAAGCGGTCAAAGAGATGTTGGCCGGAACTCACAAAACACAAACTCGTAAAAGTATTACTTTTGGTGAAAGTTTAGATTATATAAAACGTGAAGTTGGTGACCAATGGACCGATGAAGAAGGTAATCTTTGGGAACAAAAGAAAGGTTACAAGGTAAAACTTGGAAAACTTTCAGATTTGAGAAGTGATTTAAAGTCTTTTCCAAACTGTCCTAAAGAAACGTGTACTTGTAACAAACCATCTCAAGCTGATGAAAAAATGAAAGCATTTCATGGTATGTGTTTGGAGTGTGTTACTGATATGGAGACTCAACTAAAACTTGATGGTAAATACGAAGAGTACGAACGTAGTAAAATTTTAGAAAACGCAAAAGCTTGGTTAAAACAAGCTGAAATTGAAAAAGAAGTTTTGAAGGCTGGGCTCCGAACACAATACATCAATGAAGATGGTTCATTTGAAGATTGGTCTGGTGGAATGTCATTTGAAGAATTTGAAGCTAAATTAGATTCTGATTTTGAAAAATTTAAAACCGAATTTATAGCAAAATTAGAAAATCCAATAGAAACCCAAGTAGAAGGTTAAAATAAAACACGAAAGTGTTATAAACTACCTATTTATTTCTTGAGGGAGACACATTATGAGATTAAAATCACTTATAACCGAATCTAAAAAAGTCAATGAGTCATCGATGAGCGAAATTGACATTATGGTTCAAGAAGCGGAAACGTTTCAAGAATTCATAAAAGAATTCAAAAAAGAATTTCCACAATTTGACTTAACCAAAGATGCTATTGCATGGTTAAAAGGTATGTACACTTCTAATAAGAGAAATGAATCCGTAATCAAAGAAGCGGCATATCAAGTTTACCATAAAACATATACTTCAGCAATCCAAACCGCATTAGAATATGCTAAAAAAGCTGGTTATGATTTTGATGAAGAAGAAACTTCAACAAAAATTGGATTAGGTCCAAAAAAACCCTCTGAAGGTAAAACCAATAGATTTATAATTTCTCTTACAAAAGGTGGAAAACCACAACGTAAAGCTTTGGCAATCCAAGTGTATGGAATGCGTAGCGCATACGAGTTAAACGTATATATTTCATAAGGTTTAAAATGGCTAAAGTTGTTGCTAAAATTGGTGATTATGAACTTGCAAAAGTTTTCCGTTGGGGTGGTATGTTAACTCATATCGTTTTAAAGAACGGAAAAGAAATCGGCCAATATGCTCCAAACCTTAAATCAGAGTTTGCTTTAAAATATTTTAAACAAGAAGCGCCTAAAGGTAAGTTTAGATTTGAATCTATCAAGGAAGACAGCCCGTGTTGGGATGGATACAAACAAATAGGAATGAAAATGAAAAATGGTAAAGAAGTTCCAAATTGTGTAAAGGAATCGATTAACGAAGAAAACGAACCCAACAACCCTGCTCTTTGGGATAGAGCCGTTGCTGCTGCAAAGGCTAAATACGATGTATATCCATCAGCATACGCTAACGCATTTGCATCAAAGTGGTACAAAGAAAAAGGTGGTACTTGGAAAACTAAATCAGAATCCGTAAACGAGGCTGATATTAATGTTGACCTTTATAGAGGTAAACAATCTTGGGTAATTGGTCCTAAATTTGCTGAAGTAGCGTCTGATTCTGACATTCAATTAATGGTTCGTTTAAAAAGAGTAAATGATGACCACGCATGGCAGTTAAAACAAAACATCAAGTCAATGGATTACCTTTACAAGAAATACAAAATCCGTTCTAAAAAAGGTATTGAAGAGTCGATAAATGAATCACATACCGGTGACCCAAATGACAAATATGTAGTAAGACCTTGTAAGAATCCAAATGAGCCGTGGGCTGTTTGGGAAGGTGAGGTTAGAGTAAAGGGGTTTGCTACCAAAGAAGAAGCACAAGCCTTTGCTGATATGAAAAACAAACAACAAGGAATTTCAGAAGCTAATGATAGTATAGACACCATCTCAATGGATGTTCCGCTTTTTATTCGTTTATTAGAATATTCTCGTGAAGATGCAAAAAGTGATATGGACTTACACAACGTTAGTCAGAATGTGATTAAAATGTCAAAAGAAAATGATGTATTAACCATGGCTAATTATGAAGGTATTGTTAGTGATAGTTCATTAACTGAAGCAAACGTTGGTGATTTTGAGATTGGTGATTTTGTACATTTCAAATCAAAAAACAAAACCGGCATGGTAATGAAAATTAGTGGTAACAAAGTAACCATTAATACATTGAACGGACCATTCACAGGTGACATTAAAGATATTCAAGTTCTTTATCAAGATAATGTAAATGAAGGTATATCATCAAATGATATGGAAAAAATCAAGTCGGCTGTTGAAGCTGCTTCTTCATTTATGAGTGTTGGTACTGAATTAAAGAAAACCGGCATGAGATACATCTTTGCTACTTCACCAATGCCGATTTATGTAGTTCAAGATAAGAGTGGTAATAGAGTTGCTATTGTGAACAAAAAATACGCAACTAAACCTGACTTTTTGGTTGGTGATATTGCTGTTGGTATCATGGAAAGTATGATGAATAAAAAGCAAATGGTAGAAGGTAATGCTTTTACTGGCGCTTTGTTCAAAGCTCGTCAAGAAGGTTTGACTGAATTCGAATTCAACGGAAAAATGTATCCTGTTAAAAAACTTGATGAAGAAACCGAAGAAGAAAAATTAGATGAGAACAAAAAACTCAACGTATTAAAAACTATCATCAAAGAAGAATACCATGCTATCAAATCATTCATGGAACAAAACGGAATTGAGATTGGTAAATTATATTCAAACCCACAAGCTAAATCTTTTGTAAAAGAAGAAGAGGAAGAAGTGGTTGATGAGTATGATGTTGAAAATTACGAAGAGATTGAAGATTTTAAAGAGTACCTTGAATCATATATGACATCAGAACGAGCTGGGTTAAGAGAATTGAAATTCAAATCGGCCGGTGTCAAAGAATTATTGACTACGATTTTTAATAATAAAGAGGTGTTACCTAAACTCGGATTCAAGTCATTCAAAGAAGTGTTGTCTTACATTAAATTTGGTGACCAAGAAGAGCAACAATCATTACAAGCCAAATTAAAATCATTTGGTATTCAGGTTCCTGTTTTTGAATCAAAAATAGAAGAAATGAATCTTGCGTCTGCTGGTGTTAAAGAAGTTCTAAAGCAATTATACTCTGATAAGAATTTAGTTAAATATTTGGGATTCAAAGATTTTAAAGGCGCCGTATATTTTATCAAAAACGGAATGTGGTCGGACTTTGAAGAAGTTCGTGATGATATTAAAAAATACAAAAAGCAATTAGGTGAGGCTGAATACCAAGGTCGTAAAGTAAAGCTTGGTAAAATCATGCAAGGTGATGTTAAGAAATTCAAAGTATATGTTAAGAACGACAAAGGTAATGTTGTTAAAGTAAACTTTGGACAAGGTGGTGATGCTAAGGGTGGTACGATGAGAATCCGTAAAGACAATCCCGAAGCAAGAGCATCATTCAGAGCCAGACACAATTGTGATAGTCCTGGGCCAAGATGGAAAGCTCGTTATTGGTCTTGTAAAAAATGGTAATGTATTAGATTTACTAATTTTAAAACAATACTTATTATAAACAAGTTTTGATGAAGGCTTACCACGTCTACATAATTCGTAATAGAGACCCCCAAACATTTGAGTTAATAACTCATATGTATTCTTGTATAAACCATAGGAATGTCAACCCAGACGTTCCTTTGTGTTTAATAACAGATGTAAAAACAAAAGAGTTCTATGATAAGTGGAACATTACCTCATTATATGATGAGGTTATCACGAACATATTTGACGACTATCCATACGATAGAATATCTGACAATTTTTGGGCATCTCCAAAGATTTGGGCTATGTCAAAGTTACAATCTCCATTTATAATATTTGATACCGACTTAATGTTACACAAACCATTAACATCTTACATTGGATGTGATGTTTTGTATCTACATAGAGAGACCACCGCTTCGTATCCTAACATTTTTGATATCAAAGGGCCCGATGGGTTTGTTTGGGATGAGGATATGACAACCTCATTTAGAAATACACAGCCAATGAATTGTGCTGTACTTGGTATGTTCAACGAATCTTTCAAAATGGACTTTGTTAGTAGGTACTTTGACTATGTTTTAGATTCAAGTGGTGATATGGTATATGCTACTGAAAATTCACATAGGATGCACCCATTATCATCAGCTCAAATCATGATGGAACAGTGGTTTCTTGCAGCACTTGCTAGTTATTGGTCTAATATAGTTGGAGTACCAATCAAAACACAAGCGGTATGTAAAGTTTTGTATTCATCCGAAGGATTTTATTCATATGACATGGATTTGGGTCATGACGATGCTACTGAAGAATTAAACAATACGTTATATCATTTATGGGGAGCTAAACAATACCAGAATGATAAAACACACGAACTACACATATCAACTCGTGATATGTTGTATGGTGGGAGATACCTTGTTGAAGGTAGTTCTTATTACGATAAGTTAAAAGAACCATTTGATAAGTTATTAACCGATTTACTTAATTAATTAAAAATCAATATTTATTTTAAAATAGGAATATTATGAAAACACTAACAAAAATTTGGAATTGGATTTTGGGTAAAACTAACATTGACGAAAAAGTCATGGAAACTGTTTCTCAAGTCAAAAAAGAAGTAGAAGTAGTTAAGAAGCAAGTTAACGTTGTAGAACAAAAAGTTGCCGAAACTAAAGCTGCCGTAAAAGAAGTCAAGAAATCAGCTAACAAACCTAAAGGTTCTGGTAAAGCTTCTGCTGGTGATGTAAAACCGAGAAAAAGATACTATCCAAAGAAAAAAGGTTCATCAGCAGCTTCTGCTGGTAAGGTATCAAAATAATGAAACTGAAATCAGTACACATTGTAATCATTGTAGCAGTTGGGCTATTAATAGTTCAAAACTTGTTCATGGGAAACTCTTATAAAAAGGAGTACATGAAAATGTTAAAGGAACAAGAACAAACTTCTAAAAAAGAAATCGAAAGATTACAAGGTAGTGTGGATTCTCTAAAGGTTGTAAACTCTGAAATTGAAAAAGAGATTGCAAAAGTGGATTCACAACTTGATGCAAAAGATTCTCAAATTAAAAAATTAAAGAAACAACATGAAAAAGACGTTGCTAAGTTTGATTCTATGTCTGATGACGAGCTCACCTCTGCTTTCACAGACGCATTCAAGTGATTCTACTTTAATAGCTGTACCAAGACACACTTTACAAAAAGCGTTGGTAATTAAAGCACAATATGAATTGTGTGATGCTGAACTAATCCTTGTAAAGGATAAAGTTAGTTTACTTGAGAAGAAAATTGAATTGAAAGATTCACAAATTGTAAATCTAAATACTATAGTAAAAAATACCGAATCAATTATTATTGAAAAGGATAACATTATTGCTATAAAAGAATCTGAAATCAAAGTATTGAAATCGGAAAAACGAAAAAAGTATTTTAGTGGGTTAGCTACTGGTGGTAGTATTGGTATTGTCGCTATGACCCTGTTATTCTTACTATAAGAGAACTCTATGGCAAAAACTTTAAAGGAAATGATACGGGAGGAGTACATTAAGTGTGCGAAAGATCCCGTATATTTCTTTAAAAAATATTGTTACATCCAACACCCACACCGAGGTAAGATTTTATTCAACTTGTACCCGTTCCAAGAAGATTTGATGACTGATTTCAATGATAATCGGTTCAACGTAATCTTAAAGTCACGTCAGTTGGGTATCTCAACCCTATCAGCAGGATATTCGTTGTGGATGATGTTATTTCATGAGGATAAAAACATATTGGTAATTGCCACCAAACAAGAAGTAGCAAAAAACCTTGTAACAAAGGTTAGATTTATGCATGATAGTTTACCAAGTTGGTTAAAGAGTGAAACTATCGAAGACAACAAACTTTCCTTACGATTACGAAATGGTTCTCAAATTAAAGCAACCTCTGCTGCAGGTGACGCTGGTCGTTCTGAAGCATTATCAATGTTAATCATTGACGAGGCTGCATTTATTCAAAATATCGAAGACATTTGGACATCGGCTCAATCAACTTTGTCTACAGGTGGTAAAGCTATTGTACTTTCAACACCAAATGGTGTTGGTAATTGGTTTCATAAAATTTGGTTAAAAGGTGAGGCTGGTGATAGTTGGAATCCAATTAAACTTCACTGGACTGTTCACCCTGAACGAAATCAAAAGTGGAGAGATGACCAAACTAAACTACTTGGTGAAAAAGGAGCAGCACAAGAATGTGATTGTGACTTTATCAGTTCAGGTTACACTGTAGTTGATTCATCAATCCTAACATGGTATCAAGAAACTTATATCAAAGATCCAGTTGAAAAACGTGGATTCGATAGTAACTATTGGGTTTGGGAATATCCAAACTATTCTCGTGACTATGTGGTTGTAGCTGACGTTGCTCGTGGAGATGGTCAAGATTACTCAGCATTCCATGTTATAGATGTGGAGACAGTAGAACAAGTTGCAGAATATAAAGGTAAGATTGAAACAAAACAATTTGGAGCGATGCTAACCTCTATTGCCGCTGAATGGAACAATGCTATGTTGGTGATTGAAAACGCAAACATTGGTTGGGCTGTTATACAAGAAGTTATTGACCGAAATTATCAAAATCTTTATTATTCATATCGTGAAGTAGGGTACGTTGACGAAGATGTTCATCTACGAAAGGGATGGGACTTAAAGAAAAAAGAAGACATGGTTCCTGGGTTTTCGATGACATCAAGAACACGACCATTAGTCATTTCTAAATTAGATACATACATGAGAGAGAAAGCTCCAATCATTCATTCTAAAAGATTGATTGATGAGTTGTTTGTATTCATTTGGAATGGTTCACGGGCTGAAGCTCAACAAGGTTATAATGATGACTTGGTAATGTCATTTTCCACAGGACTATGGGTAAGAGATACCGCTCTTAAATTAAGACAACAAGGTATTGATTTAACACGAACTGCGCTTACACATATTGGAAAAAGTGACGGTGGAGCTTACAACTCACGGCTTGGTAGTAAAAACCCATGGGTTGTTAAGGATGGTCGTGGTAACGACCTTGACATGACATGGATACTTTAATTTGGTAGTTAAGTTTATTTTTTGTATATTTATAACTTGTAAGAGTATACAAATTAGAGAAACAACATATGGCAGATAATTCATTATATGGTAGACTGAAAAAATTATTCAATACCCAAGTGGTCGTTAGACGTATTGGGAAGGATAAAATTCAGACTGTCGATACTCAAAGACTCCAATCTCAAGGTAATATGAGACAAAGCTCATATTACGACCGATTTGGAAGATTACACACGTCTCGAAGAAACTGGGAAACGTACAATCAACAATTTAACTACTACTCCAATAAATTAGAGTTATATACTGACTACGAAGCTATGGATAAAGACTCCATTATCGCTTCAGTTCTCGATATCTACTCCGATGAGTGTACATTAAAGAATGACATGGGTGATGTTTTAAGAATCAAATCGTCCGATGAGAATCTTAAAAAAGTATTACATAATTTATTTTACGATGTTCTTAATATTGAATTTAACCTTTGGGCTTGGATTCGTGGTATGAACAAGTATGGTGATTATTATTTACATCTTGATATTGAACCTGAAGTTGGTATTGTAAACGTATCACCAATGTCCACTTATGAGATAGAACGTGTTGAGGGTTTTAATCCCGAAAATCCGTATGAAGTTAAGTTTAAATTGAGTTCTATGTCAAATGCGCCAAACTCATATAACATCATGGGTAAAGCCAAAGAGGGTGTTGAGTTTGACTTCTACCAAGTAGCTCACTTCAGACTTATGGCTGATTCAAACTTCTTACCATATGGTCGTTCTATGTTGGAGCCAGCTCGTAAGACTTGGAAGCAATTAACCCTGATGGAAGATGCTATGATGATTCATCGTATCATGAGAGCTCCTGAAAAAAGAATCTTTAAAATTGATGTTGGTAACATTCCACCAAGTGAAGTTGACCAACATATGAGGAATATCATCGACCAGATGAAAAAAGTTCCGTACATCGACCAACAAACTGGCGATTACAATCTAAAATTCAATATGCAGAATATGTTGGAGGATTATTATCTTCCAGTTAGAGGTGGTCAGAGTGGTACTGAAATCGATTCATTGAGTGGAATGGAATTCGGTGGTATTGATGATATTGAATACTTGAAAAATAGAATGATGGCTGCTTTAAAAGTTCCTAAAGCATTCATTGGATATGAAGAAGGTGTTGAAGGTAAAGCTACACTTGCTCAACAAGATATTCGTTTTGCTAGAACTGTTGAGAGAATTCAAAAGATTGCTCTTTCAGAACTTACAAAAATTGCTATTGTACATTTGTACTCACAGGGGTATGAAGGCGCTGAACTTGTAAATTTTGAATTAGAGTTAACAACTCCATCAGTTATTTACGAACAAGAAAAAGCTGCTCTATGGACTGAAAAAGTTTCATTGGTAAACTCTATGAAGGAGTTGAAAATGATATCTCAAGAATGGATGTATAAAAACATCTTTAATATGTCAGAGGATGAGTGGAAACTTGAACAAGCTAAAGTTATTAACGACTTAAAACTTGGATTTAGACAAGAACAAATCGTAAATGAAGGTAATGATCCCGTTAAGACCGGTGAATCGTTTGGTACGCCACATGATTTGGCTGTTGTATCACAACAACCGGCTGAAGATGAGGGTGGTTCACCTGAAGGTGGTCAAGAAGGTGCTGGTAGACCTACTGAAGGTGGTACATATGGTACTGATGCTGCTAATATGGGTCGTGACCCATTGGGTAAAAAGACCGATGTCGGTGCTGATTCAGCATATCATTCATTTAGAAACTCACCAAACACATTGGAGTCATTGAAAAGGTCTATGAGTAAAGTCAAAACTAAAAAAATGATAATTGAATCTTTAAAAACCGATGAAGAATCGGAAGAGTTTGGTATGATGGACGAATCTAATTTGTTAGATGACACGATTTGAGTATAAATCTAATATTTATAAAGTAGAAACAAAAGAGAAAGTTTAAGATGACGAAACTTAAACATAGTAAATTTAAAAATACGGGTATTCTATTCGAATTACTCGTAAGACAAATCGCTTCAGACACTTTGGCGGGTAAAAATTCCCTTGCCCTTGAAATTATTAAAAAGCATTTCAAGAGAGGGAGTGAATTGAGTAAAGAATTGAAACTATATCAATCTTTAACAAAGGAAAACTTTGATTCTCAATATAAAGCTCAAGAATTTATGAATATTATTCTACAAGAACGAGGTTCATTGGTTGAAACGACATTGAAGAGACAAAAATATAATTTAATTAAGTCAATTAAAGAATCTTTTGTAATGGAAGATTTTTTTAAGTATCGTGTATCGAACTACAAACAATTGGCTTCTATATACAAGGTATTTGAGTACACTCAATCAGTTTCTCCAAAAGAATTCGTAGAATGTAAAACGACAATTCTCGAAACCATTACTACAAAAGACGTAGAAATCATTTCAGAGTCAACCACAACCAAAGAATATGCTCAACAACCTAAAGAGGTTCGTATGTTGGCTTATAAATTCTTGGTTGATTCGTTTAATTCAAAATATACAACACTTTCAGAATCACAAAAGAAGGTTCTTCGTAACTATATCAACAATGTGGACAACTCAAACAATTTGAGAAAGTTTGTATTGTCTGAAGTTAAAAGACTAAAGTCTGAATTTTCAAAAGTGAAGGTGACTGATAAAGTTGCAAGTATTAAAGTTAATGAGACTGTAAATTTAATTGATAATATATCAAATTCAAAGGTAATCAACGAAAATCAAATTTTATCGTTGTTAAGATACCACGAATTGCTACAAGAATTAAGGAGAGTATCAAATGTCTAAATTTTTATTAGAACAACTTGACTTAAAATTTAAGCAATTCGAAGAAGAAGAGCTTGAAGAGGCAAATGTTACAGGTAATATGGATGGTGGCGCTGGACCACCACGGACACCTAACGCATTTGCTAAATCACAAGATGAAGACGATTTAGACTCCGACCACATTGAGGTTTTAGGTTACAAAAAGTCCAAAAAAGAAAAAGCACACTTTGAGGCTGTATCTCGTATGGAAGACCAATTGGAAAGTCTAATCGAGGCTACTTATAGAGCGTATAAAAAAGACGAAACCCTTTCTGCTAAAAAGAAAGTAAATTTGGCTATCAAAGAAATCAATCGCAAGTTATATGAGGTTGAACAATTGGTAAATCAGAACACAAAACTTAAAACTGAAATGGGATTGAGTCAAGGTCAGTATTGGGAATCTACAAAAGTAAGATTTGGTAAGATTTCCGAAAGAATGTTAAAGATTTCTCGTAAGATTAAAGAATTGGGTGCTTAATATGTCTTGTGGATGTAACAAAAATTCAAAATTGAAAGAAGCTCTTGAAGTTGATGACCTTGAGCAGGTTCGTTATATAATCCGCAGGGAAATTGCAAGAATATTTTTTGATTTATATCGTAAAAGACAAGTTTGGGAGAAATAATGAAACAATTACTGATTGATGTTAGTTTATTTGAGATTACACCTCAAATGTTAAAAGAATCATACGATAAAAGTGGTAGATTCGTTGTCAGCGGTGTACTTCAAAGAGCTAATGCTAAAAATCAAAATGGTAGAGTTTACCCAAAAGATATTCTTGAAAGAGAAATTGAAAAATACAAGGGTAGAGAAATCAGAGAGAACCGTGCATATGGTGAACTTGACCACCCTGAATCTTCAGTTGTTGAATTGAAGAATACGTCACACATTATCCGTGAAGTTTGGTGGAATGGTGATGATGTAGTGGGTCAAGTTGAGATTTTAAATACACCTGCTGGTAAAATTTTACAAGAATTGGTCAAGGCCGGTTGTACTGTTGGTATCTCATCACGAGGTATGGGTTCGGTAAAACAAATCAAAGAAGATGGTACAGTTGCAGTTGAAAATGATTTCGAATTAATCTGTTGGGACTTTGTATCAAACCCATCAACCCAAGGTGCTTTCTTGAGACCCACAAATGAGGGTGTTATAAACGAAAGTGTTCAAAGAAAACAAACTAATTATACTAAAGCGAATACCATCATGAGAGATATCATTTGTGAAGTTGGTGGATATTGCGAATGTGATTTTGGAGTTAAATAAAATGAATTTAAAGAAACTTATTACTGAATCTGCTTCGAAAGAAGCCATGGGCATTGCCGCTTTTACCGCAACTCGTGGTGATGCTGTTCAAAAATTTATAGATGATAATGGTATCGATGCATCTGCATTATACAAGTATGTAAAAAATGGTAAAATGCCCGAAAGAATGGCATTTGTGTCAGCTCTTGTTGGTAATCCTGGTAATAAAATGTTTAAAATGATTGTATCCAAATTTGGAACAAATGAAAGCATCCAAGAACAAGACCACGAAGTATCTATGTCACAAAATTCATTAGACTCTATTATCAAATACGCTACTGAATTAAAACAAAAAATGGGTGAGATGGAAAAGGACATTCCTGCTTGGATTCAAGACCATATCACTAACGCTGAAAACTACATTTCACAAGCATCATCAAACTATCATGATTATGATGGTATTTCTGAATCCATAAATGAAGTAGATGGTATGCTCAACAAAAAAGTTTATAAACTTTTGATGAAAGAGCTCGGTGATTTGAGAACGGGTGGTCCTAACCATCAGTTTGCAGTAATGCACGTTTTGATTGGCGCATTAAGAGATGCAAACTTCCATTCAGACGCAAAGAAAGTACCTGCTTTATTCCCTAAAGCTGAATACGAAGGTGACCCGATGGGTAAAGAAGATACCATTGATATATACGAATACGACCTTGGTCCAAAAATTGCTAATATGGCACAATGGG